AAATGTTACAGGTTGTCCTGCACCAAAGGAAATCCATCCATTTGAACCAACATAAAATTGAGTATATGTTTGCCCAAAAAAGCAAAAGGTAAATCCAATGTTAAATGGTCCTTGTTGAGAATCATCAGTCATAAATAGACTTGTACCTGTGTTTGTTTGAGCTACATATGGTATATTAGCAACGCTATAACCCGATGTTTGATTGGGGTTACTACCAGCACCACATTGGCTTAAATCTGCGGTTAATGTAGTTGAATTTACACCACAAGGTAATAATTGATTAGGTCCTAAATAAGGACAATATTGACTATACCCTAGGTATGAGAACAATATAAATAAGGAAATAATTAAGTTTTTCATATGCCTAATATAAAAAATAAATTTAATATAACCAAGGAAAAATAAAGGCCCCAATAAATTGGAGCCTTCAATTGGTATTTTGTTAAACTAGTTTTAGTAGTTCAAGATACAATAATCTGGTTGAACTGTTATTGCAATATTTACTGGTGTTCCATCATCATCCCAACTATAAGCTCCAAAATCAACACTTGTGATTACAGCTCCTTTAATTACCCATTCAGAAACGATATCTCCAACTGGTCCAACGGCATTAAAGGTAATATCTTTCTTATAGAAATCAGAATAACCATCTCTACCTGTTACTGATTCATGTCCTAAACGTACCCATTCCATTACTGCTTGTGCTGCAGAAGGTGTGATAGATTCATACAATGTAAAATCAACTGTCCCCCAAATGGATTTTCCTTTCACATAACGTTGGACGTTGATGTGATTAAGGGCCACAGCGGTTTGTGCTAAGGTTATGGAACCAACTCCTTTTACTAAATATGCAGGAATACCATCCATTACACTAATGTAAAATCGATTACTCTGTTTTGGTTCAAAAGGGGTGAAAAATACTTCGTTGTATGATAAAATTGACATTTTTCTTTTATTTTATATTGTTTTATTATAAATATTCACTTTTTTATTCTTTATGATGGGAATTCAGTTCCTGTTGGAGTTAAGATAAAATCTAGGGAAATGAATTCTGCTGTTCTAGTTGGTTGAACATAAATTTGACCTACTAATTGGTTTTGATCAATTACTGCCGGGCCGTTATTTGTATCATCCATAACAACTTTGTAAGCATACAATCCTTGTTTTTGTTGAATTCCTTCCAAATATGGATTAACTCTAGAAACAAATGATGCTCTTGTAGCTAATGTATTTTGTTCAAATACTACTGTATCAGCAATTTGACGAATATAATTTTTCATTTCAATCATCAAACGTCTTACGTTTACACGGTCAAGAGCGGATTGTTCTTTTTGTAATGTTTTTTGTCCAAATACTACAACACCTTGTCTAGGTAATGTTGCAATTGGATTTACATTATTTGCGTATAAAGTATCTCTTTGACCTTGTGTCAATTTATATTGAACTTGTAATACCGTAGATAAACCACCTCTATTAATACCTGCAGGTGCAAACCATGGTGCTGCTACTTTATCATTGAAAGCATATACACCTGGGATTACTGTTGAAGCTGGTACCCATACTTGTTTTCCTGTTGCAGGGTCTACAATACGAACCCAAGGCCAATATGAAGCCGCGTATGAAGTGTTTCTTGATTGAGCCATTCCAACAACATCTCCTACAGTACTATTATAATCTACTAAATCAGGTACATATAAATTATCTCCTCTTGAAATTGTATTTGAGATAATAGTAGATATTTGAGATGTATGATTATCATTTGTTAATCCTGGTGTGAATAGAACATTAAATTGGTATGCTTCTCTATTTCCTAATAAAGCAATCATATTATTATAATCACCACCTACTAAACCTTGAGTTTGGGCAGCAATATTATTATAAAAGTTTATTGCTGTACCTGTTAAAGTAGTTCCAGTAGCACCACCAAATGAACCACTTCCATCCATAGGAATAGATGCGGTATATGCACTTATTGCAACTCCATTGGCGTCAAAATAGTTTGGTGTGTTATAATTAACATTTTTAACATATACATATCTGGATTTGTTTGGGAAACTTCCGGATAATTGCATTTGATTATTTGTAGAATCATAATTTAATACTTGATCACCAATTACTTGGGCAATGTAACGATTTGAATTAGGATCCAAAGTAACATTATTAAATGCTTCAAGTACTATTTTACTATTTGTAATATCATTTCCTCGTCTAATTAATACGTTAAATGTACCTGATCCTGTGTTTGAATTTGTAATTTCAAATCTAATATTATTTGAAGATCCTGAAGCTAATGCTCCAGAGGCATCTAAGGAACTTGAACTGTTATTAATTATTCCTTCAGAAATAGTTCCAAGGGAAAAAGATGAGGATGAAAAGTAGTTTGTTGCTGAGGTGCTTGTTGCTTCACTATAAGATCCACTTGCTACTCTAGCTACTAATAATGAAGTTCCTCCATAATTAAAATAATTATATGCTGCAATTGAAGTAAGGTATGAATATGAATTACCACCACTTATAAAAGTATCTCCAAACATCATTGTAAAATCAGAATATGAAGTTACTAATGTTGGGGTTTCATATGGGCCTTTTACTGTTGGTCCTATGATAGCAGCACCGGCTTGTACAGGCTGTCCTGTTAAGAATGTGTTGTCTATTTCGCTTATTGCTACTCCTGGTGAGGTTGTGAAGTTTGCCATTTTATATTTTTATTATAAATATTGATTTTTTTTCTAAAATGTATTATTATTATGGAAATGTTGCTCCTGTAGGAAGTATATTAAAGTCTAGTAATATAAATTCAGCGGTTCTAGTAGGTTGTAAATAAATTTGTCCAACTAATTGATTATTATCTACTACAGATGGTGGGTTATTTGTCTCATCCATTATTACTTGGAAAGCATTTAAACCTTCTTGTTCTTGAACTATAGCTAAATAAGGATTTACTAATGCTAAAAAATTATTTCTAGTAGTTGTATTGTTTTGTTCAAATATAAAAGTATTAGATATTTGTGAAATATAGCTTTTTAAAGCAATTAATAAACGTCTTACATTTACACGGTCAAGAGCAGAATGTCTTTTTTGTAAAGTTTTTTGTCCAAATACTACTATTTTTTGACCTTGTGGAGTAGGTAAAGAGGCAATTGGGTTAATATTAACTTGATATAATTGATCTCTATTTCCTTGAGTTAATACTCTTTCGGTTTGGATTGCTGTTGATAATATTCCACGATTTAGACCTGCTGGTGCAAACCATGGATATTTAATTTTATCATTTTGTCCATATACTCCAGGTATTAGTGTAGATATAGGAATATTTACTAAATTAGATGTAGACGGATCAATTGCACTTACCCAAGGCCAATATGTTGCGGCGTATGAAGTATCTTTATCTTGAACGTTTGATATAACCTGATTTATATTTTCATTATATTGTGCTATATCAATTACTACCAAATTATCTCCTCTATTCTGAGCAACATTTATCATTTGATTAACTACTTTATTACTGTTTGGGAATGTAGAAGGGTCAGCAATTAATCCAGGAGCTACTAATAAATTGTAATTGTAAGCATCTTTATTTGCTAATAAAGAAATTGATTGTGTATAATCATTAGGAATTAAACCTTGAATATTTGAATCAGTAATATTTTCATAATAATTTCCAGGAACACCTGTTGGAATATTAATTCCTTTACCATCACCAAAAGATCCACTAGAAGCTAATGGGATAGACCCTGTAAATTCTGGTTTAAATGCTCCAAGATTATTAAAATAATTTGGAGTAGTTTGGTTTACTTGTTTAACACGAACATATGCCGATTTATTTGGATAACTTCCTGATACTTGGGTATAATATTCTCCAGAGAATGGGTCTTGGATTATAGTTTCGGTTTGGTTACCAATTCGTTTTTCAATGTAATTTGGACTATATGGGTCTAATGATAATGGACCCCAGGTTTCTATTATAGATTGTTGAACTGAGGAATCATTACCTTGTCTAATCACTAAACTAAAGGTTCCTTGATTTATATTTGGGTTAGTAATTTGCCATCTAAAATTATTTGCTGAACCACTTAATAGAGTATTAAAACTTCCAGTAGGGCCAGTACTATTCATAATTTCTCCTTCTGAAAATGTTTCTAAAACAAAAACATTAGAATTATAAGGAGAACCAGCACTATGTTGGGATGCTGAAATGAATGAGGATGTTGCAGGGGTAAAAGTTGATGTGCTTCCACTAACCACACGAGTAACTAATAAAGATGATCCTTGTGGAGCAGATAGAAAATAATTATATGCTGCAATAGAAGTAAAATATGTATATGTATTGCTACCACTTAAAAAAGTAGTTCCATATCTATTTGCATAATCTGAAAAAGTTGTACATATATTAGGAATACCTACTGGACCTTTAGGGGTTGGGCCTATAATGGCTGCACCTGCTGTTGTTGGTTGTTGGGTAATAAATGATTGATCATTTTCTATAGATAATACACCGGGTGATATAATTGTTTCTGCCATTGTAATGAATTATTTTATTATAAATATAATAAAAATAAATTGGTTAATCTATATTAATAATCTCACCAGTTTCAGGGTGTAAATTAATCTTACCATATTTATCGTTTAAAGTTTTTGAAAAATCCATTTCAATTTCTTTAAGTTCATTTAAAAGTTTCTTAGATTCTTTATATCTATCTTCCAATTGGATTTTAAACATTTCAATCTCTCCTAATTCTAGTATTATTAATTGTGTTTTAAGTTGAATTTCTTTTAAATGTTTTAATTCTTCTTCATTTAAAAACTTTTTTTGTGAAACAATTCCCATAATTTTTATTTTTTATTTTATAATGATTTATTATAAATATATTATGTTCCTTGCAAAACATATGGTTTTTTGTAATTTTTACTGTTTTTACATTTACTAGATTTAGACTTGGCATGTACTCCTGGTCTTCTTTTTTTAGGTTTTCTATTGAATGCTGTTGTTGCTTGTGTTTTTGTTTTTGCTGCCATTATATATCATTTATATTATTAACTGTTTCTATTCCAATAACAACTTGAGATTTACTATTGAATTTTTTAATTGCCGTAAGTTCTTTTTGTATGCTGTCCGGTATTATATATCCAAACATTTTAATTGTAAAAGTACCCCTGATGATTCTATTTGTACTATCTGTAATTTCTATAGTAGTAGAATATGAATCAATAGATGCTTTAAATTTAAAACTTTCAGGATTACCCCAATATGAGTCAGAAGCATAATTTATAGCTTCAATAATTTTGTTCATTTGTTCAACATAGTATGTTTGAATAGCACATGTATATGTTAAGGTAACATAATCTGGTACTACATTTACTACAAATTGTTCTACGGGTTTACGATTTGTTAGTACACTAAAGTTAGAATATGCATTTTTTCCATTATATGATTTTACCCATGATGAATATAAGTGGGGTGTATTTGCATCTAGTTTGTTAGTTAAAGAACGGTTTTTTTCAATTGTATCTCGTTTAAACATAATTAAAGGAGACATAATAGCACCATTTTTGTCTTTATAGTAACCATCTTTTTGAACTGATTTCCAACGTTCAGGAGAGCCATATATTACAGGAACTGGGGTTCGTACACCATTTTGATAGACAGATGGGCGAATAACATTTTGGAAGTAATACATTATGGATTCATCTATGTCTTGTAAACCAACCGTAAATGGTTTTGTAGTATCATCTTTAAATGACATCTGCTCAGAACGATTAAAATCAATTCCACTTTGTTTTGTATCAGTAAATTGGTTAAATTCAGAAGGAATGTTTGGATTACCTAAAGATTCACCTGTTTCTGGGAAAACATAAGGATCTATTAGATTATTTTGAATCTCTAATTGGGATTTTGGATTTGGTTTTCTAACTGAAGGCATATCTTATATTCTTTCTTTAGTAATTTGTACTCTATCAGCAGGTACATAATGACATACACACATAATTGATACATTTGAACCGAAGTTTTCTAATCCAGGGTTTAATGGGTTTTCATTGTATGGATATGCTGGGTCTTTACCTACAAATAATTGGTTAGCATTTGTATTTTCAACTTCCCAATATCCTTCATACCACATGATAATATCTCCTACATCCGGTACAAGTTTAGCATCAACTAAGTCATCTGTAAAGAATTTGAATACCATTGGACGATCATAATCAACACCCATATCACCTGTAGGAGATATGTTATCACCTCTATCAACAAGCATGTTTAATATAACAGGCTCTCCATAGTACTTAGCACCCGTGGATTCACCATATATATTTACTTTAGTATCTTCTGTTTTAAATTGATAATATACACATTCTTGGGAAATAACGTCCCATAACAATTCACGATTGATATGTCTTATTAATGATACGTCACGTTGTGTTCCAAAAAGAGCC